CGAGTATCTTAGTTGTTAGACTAAGACTCCCACCAACGTTAGTTGGATTTATGTGGTTATCTCACCACATACTGGCCAGAAGTCATCGTATTTCATGATAGAAATACGAGTGCAACTGGTCTACCGTTGATACGCGAGCCTTTCTTACTCGGACACGTCCGAGAGATGTGTGCTTCCGTGAGGTCGCAACACATTCACCGAGAGATTCGCGCTCCCATGTGGCATTATGCCAATGGAGATACCCTCCAATACCAGTATTCCTAGTTCGCACCTCTTCAGAGAGACGCATTCTAGGAGCATCTCGCGATGCAAGCTGATATTTAAAGGAAGTATCAACACCACCCCAAAGAACAGACGGAATGAGCTCCTTAAGCCACAACCATATAGGTTCGACTTCAGGATCTACCAGTCCGCCGAATCGATCTCCCCATTGACGGAGCTTGTTAGCAACGTCAATTAAGTCGGTCAGTTCGGTAATTGGTTTCCGAATGTAGAAAGGAGTTATGTCAATTCCGTTCCAATAGTGACCACCACAGGACTCACGGAAGGGCCCATCTATAAAGGATTTATCTGGATTAACAGAAAATCCAAAGTATTTGAGTACCCAAGTGAGGTCGTGAGCTACAGATGTAGGACATATAATGTCATCACCATAGACCGAAATTGACCCTCGAGCGCCTCGAAAGAAGGCAGTGGCACGAGCGAGTGTGAAGAATATTAAACTCTCCAACTCGAAAGTGAAACCATTACCCATTGACGAGAACATCTCGTTCCGATGCTCGACACCATCTATGATGGTGACTGGACTCCTAACAGAATCCAGCAGGGTGAACCAGCTCACGGGAAGAAGTTGGAAAACCAACTCACGAGTAACAGAATCACTAGCGCTGGAAAGATCCAGTGTAGCTAGATTTCCTGTTATCGAGCCTTCACGTGCCAATGATCGGTTTATCGACTGATCATTGAGGTTTATGTGGTATCGTTGTAGACAACGTCTGAAATAGTTGCCTACCCCTTTTTGAACGAACATATTAAGATCGGGTTCCTTACAGGCAACTCGATCTATGTCGGTTTTCTTAGGGACGGTAAACAACACATTGCCCACGACTACCTCTGGTTGGAGATAATCATGATCGCCAAGCCACAATGGTATTTCTGAGTTTAATAACTCAAAAGTTTCCATTGCACGTGACGTGACATGTGCTTTTCCGACGTACTTAGCTGCCGGATGGCTAGCGGTACGCGACCGACTCGTCGAAGCACCACCAGAAAAGGACCCTACAAGGGCCTCAATTGGTGGAGTAACCCCGATAATACCTTCAATGAAGTTGGTACACCAGCTCATGAAGTGATCGAACGACACTCGCGGTAATATATTAAATTTTCCGTGAGTATGAAGAAGTCGTTCATTGGTCACAGCATTATCATCTTCGCAGGCGAGCCATTTAACTATGGCTCGCTCACGCCGCAGAGCGGCGGGGTCTGTGTCAGATGAAACATATTTCGACATTATCTCTTTCATCAAATACTGTTGGTAAACAGTAGGAGATAAATTAGACAGTCGATCTATGAGAGTTGTGGTCAAGTCGACGGGAATAGAGTAAGAGACTAAGTCTTCTTTCCTCTTATGCTTACTCATTGGATAATTCCTAATGAGAGGAAGCCAGTAGGTAATCCTACTCGGCTTGGATGACGGGAGAACATACAGCGGAGCGAACCTCTGGCACAGCCACCGCAAGGATGGATGCGCCCAAGGAAAGCCATACTGCTGCTTTCGCCGTTTTCGAGGCCGGCCGCCTTTCTTCTTTCATTAGAAGAACGGCCGACTGAAGACCCAGGATTCCGTGATTTTGTCACGTCCGGCGCCGGAGTTATTATCCAGCAACGAACGAAGCATATCAAGGAGTTCACCTCGGTCATCATCGATGGCAGTTCCGTCCGTCAGAACCTCGACCGTCATATAGGCGGTACGAACGACTGTTGGACGGGTAACACCACCGACATCGACATCCTGGGTTTTGGGCAGCTTCAGTTTCAGAAGCCACTTGTTTCGCCCATTGGCGTTACGCGTGACACTGATTGTTAGCTGCTCATCACCCACCGTAGCAGATCCCGACTTGTGCCAGATAGCAACACCATTGGTGATACCATAAGGGTTAAAGACGTGATCGGCGCCAGAGAGACCATCTATGGTCACAGCACTCAATGCGGGCATATAATCATTCCCTATTTACGGAGTTGCATTACTAATGCTAATGCATTAGCAGCTCTGGGTGTAGAGAAGGGATTCAGCCTAGCATAAAGCTGCGGATACGGGAAACCCGTAAGAGCAACACGTCGGAAGTCCATACCGCGTTCGCGGTAGAAGCCTTCTTTTGTACATTCCTGCCACGGATTCATATAGCCCAATTTGTGCTTTATGTTTACGCGGAAGTAATGGTTTATGCTAATATGTCCACCCCTCCATGTGAGACCCTGCGTAGCGGTTAACGCTTCAAGCGTATTACCGATAGGTAGGAACCAATCCACAGCAAACGAAAAGGGAACGAGTTCCCAAGCGATTGCAATAGGATTGGTAAGCCCAAGATCATTGAGAAGGTATAATGAAGGGTTTGATATTCGGGCCTTGAGAACCGCTTGAACACGGCATCTCCAGGATCCGATTACATTCCAATCATTATAAGGAAATTCCTCGTCACTACCGATGTAAGTAGTGCCGGTACCTTCAATGTCATTGGATATACGATGAATCATCTCGTTAATAACGGTTTGACGATCGTACATACCTTGGGCTAAAGGCTTCCAGCCGTAACTGTACTCAAGCCAATAAGAGGCAAGAGTGCGACCGTTACGCTGGGCGTTCTTTCCGAAGCCGAGATGTCGGCCTGCCTCTGCAAATCGTCCCCTACGCATAGCGCGTAGAAAGGCGGCTGCTCGGGCAGCATCACCGGAAAGCATGTCTACGGTTTGCTTGAGTTCACCAAGATCAGCGCCAGTTGAAGCGGAAACTTTCCCCTTCAATGACAAAAGAGCTTTGGTAACACTCTCGCTCCACGCGTTATCAACTAAGTTCCCTTTAACAGGGCTGTAGTTGAAAGGACCATGTCTCTTAGAAATAAATTCTGTAGATTCATAGTCATATGACGACGTGATACCGTCGGTAGGGTTATACCATGATGTATGGATGACATAAGGTTTATCATCCAACACAAGGTTAACACTCCGCCAGTAATCGTAGCCAGTATGGTGGTCCCCTTGAATAAAAGATTTCCGACTCTCACCCGTGAGGATGAGATAGGAATCATCTATTCGATCAAACGGTTCAAGTTGATGTAAATCAACGTTGTACTGCAGACCAGATGAGCGTTCAGTCCGGCTATCATGCTGGAAATGAACACCAACCTCGTTAGTAAACGAGTCAACTGGAGGGAAAACAGCCATAAACAAGCCTTTTCAAGTTACCTCACATGGATAGTTAACGTACTACATAACGAGATAGACCCTCACGAGTCTAGACCGTGTGCCACCATATAGGCAGCAACCATGATCTGGTTCATCACCCTCACGTTATGTTTCTGCACATCAAGGTCATCCTCACGAGGGGGATTGCACCGAGAAAGCGAGAACCACAACATTACGGGAGTGTCGCCAATCTCATTCACCCGAAGGTGAGGATAGTGACGATACAACCAATTGTCGAAGTTCAAGTTCATCGGGTCAGTCTCCCAAGCTTTGAGAGCCTTGACGAACCGTCGCATAATGAGTGGGTTAGAAATAGTCATGGATGCCTCCTAAGGATGGCGTAGTACGACGTCCGGCTATGCCGAACTCTGTGTGAGACCCCTATCCCGTAACGGCGATAGGCACACAGAGATCCGACCCTCTTCGGAG